TTAGCAATGACGCGCCTTCGCGTCATGCGGCAGGAAGTGGTCGCAGCCGTGGGTCCCGCGCGCGCCGCAGTGGCGGCAGGGACCGGGGTTGGGCGCGGGCATCATGGGCACGCGCTGGGCGGCGGGGCGGGGCTTGGCGCGGAACGCGGCTGCGAGGCGCAGCGTGTCGAACGCCGGTGCGGGACGGGTCGAGCGCAGGGCCGCGTGAAAATCGGCCATGTCGAGGTCGGGCACATCGAAGAACGCAGCGGGGCTGGCATTCATGAGAACTTGCTCCAATCGATCGGTTCAAGGTGGGCGTGGCCCTTGGCGCGCAGATCGGCGCGGAGGGCGTCTGTCATCGCGCGGATGAGGGCGCGGTTGGTGCGGGGGCGCTCGGGCTTGTCTTCGCGGCGCGGGGCAGCGGCGAGTTGCCGGGCTGCGGCGCTCAGGTCCTGAGCGGGCGCGGCCTCTACTGCCTTGCGACGGCGAAAGAAGCCGAACACGGTCAGTCGATCCCGAGGTTCGACTTGTACGTGTCGAGCAGCATGTCCATTTCGCGGCGGTCGTCCGGCTTCAGCTTCCGGAGCCGCACGACCATGCGCATGATCTTGACGTCGTAACCGACCGCTTTGGCCTCGTTGTAGACGTCGCGGATATCGTCGCTGATGCCCTTCTTCTCGCCTTCCAGGCGCTCGACCCGCTCGATCAGAAGGCGCAGGCGATCATCCACGGCGCGATGCGCGGTGGGCAGTTCTACCGGGATTTCGATCTGCTGCTCGGGTGCCGGCGGCGGCGTCTGGCCATTGATCAGCACCGTGCGACGGCCGACATGATCCGGCGCGGAGACGAAGCCGTCTGCCTCCATCCGTTCGATGAACTTCGCAGCGGCGTTGTAGCCGATGCCAAGATGGCGCTGGAGCCAAGATACCGAGGCTTTGTTATGCTCGCGCACCGCGCCGCAGGCGCTGGAATAGGTCGTAACTTCGGCGTTCACGGGGCAATCCACTTCACGAGTTGAGCGACAGCGACGGTGAGGCCGAGCGCGGGGAGGGCGGCGAACAGCACGCGGCCAAAGAGGGCGGCGCGAGCCTTGCAGGCGGTGAGGCTGCCGATGATCGGGGCGTCGCTGCCCGGCAGGCCCCACATGGCCTCCAAACGGGCGATGTCCTGCGGGGAGAGATCGTCAGCCGGATCGGCGGCAGGGATGATCGGCAGAACGATCACTGCTTCGATCCATCGGGAACGGTTTCGGTGCAGTCCGTGCAGAAGGCGTGGACGTCATCGCCCTCAGCCTTGGTCGACCAGCCTTCGGGCAGAACGGCGGCGCGGCGATGCTCCACCGCGCCGCAGCCGTGGCATTCGATGGTGACGGGAGCGGGCAGCGCGACCGGGGCGGATGCAAGTGCGCGGTCAAGGAAATGGAAGTGCATGGGGTGCCTTTCTCGGGTCAGACCGGGGACCAGTGCGCCGACGCCTGCACAGCCAGTGCCAGGGCGACGATGATCAGGGTGGAAGCCGCGACGAAGGCGGCGATCAGGCGCGCATCGGATGCCGAGGGCGCAGGGGAACACTCCGCGCAACCACAGTCGCGCGGGTGGATTTTCGAACGGTTCATGGAGGGTTTCCTCAGGCCGTGCCGGGCTAGTGACCGGGCGGCGCGTCGAACATGTCGGGCTGTGAGGGATCGCGGGGCCGCAGCACTTCCAGCGCTTCCTGACGCGTCATCTGCTTCAGCGGCAGGTCAACCTTGGGGTTGGGGATGCCGCTGGGCACGATGCCGTAGTCATAGACGAGGGAGGCGCGCCACGTGTGGCCGCACGGGATGAAGGTGCACTGGTAGAAAACCTCGCGGTGCTGGCCGGTCACCGTCTTGCTGGTGCGGTTGCGGGCGCGGCTGTCGCAGTGCGGGCAACGCATCGGCGCGAAGCGCGAGACGTCATCGTCTGCGACCAGCGGCACGTCCTGCGCGGGCGGAATGGACGCTTGCATGTTCATGCCGCCGCAGTCTCCGCTTCAAGGCTGCGCACCAGTGCGACCATGGCGGCAAGGCCTTCCTTCGCCTCTTCCAGCGCGCGGGCCTTGGAGGCGTGATCGCCGCGCCCTGCGGCATCGAGCGCGGCGGCAACCGCTTCGCCCGATTCCTTGGCGACCATGCTGGATGCCTTGAGAACACAGGAGCGGGCGTCGGCGCTGGCGGTATCGACGCCCAGCCGGGCAGCGAAGCAATCGAAGAAGGGCGAGCCTTCGCCGCCATCCTGCCGGTACACCGCTTCAAGCCGCATCGCGTCGCGCAGCTTGATCTCGCGGCCGGTTTCCGGATCGCCCATCTTGCGCAGCATCGATTCCGACAGGTCGGTGATGGCGGCGCAGCGGTCCCAGCCAAGATGCTCGGCCACGACGGCAAGGGCGCGGTAATGGGTGAGGGGCTTGCGCGGCTTGGTCATGCCACCACTCCTGCGCCGCAAGTGTCCAAAATCGCGCGGCTATTTCCGTATCGTGCGCCGTCGCTGCGCTTTACTGCTTTCGGGGTAGCCGAGCGCTGAGGGCGACCAAGGGGGTAGACGACATGCTCTGCGGTGACGGGCAGACCTAGTTCCTGCCCACGCTCCAGCACATGGGGCTGACTTTCGGCCGGGATGCGGCCGACACGCTTCCACGAAGAGACGTTGGAGGCGGGCACTTCCAGTGCGCGGGCCATCGGTCGAATGCCGCCGAACAGGTCGAAGATGGTGTGTTGCGAAATCATGCCTGCGTATGTGTGATAATTTCACGCAATAATCAACGGAAATTTCAAGCAGACGATGTGTGAAAATCTTGCTCAGGCTTGTCCGATGTCGTCGGTAAGTTCGAAACTCAAGGAATTGCGCGAAAAAGCGCAGCCCAAGCTGACCATCCGGGGGATGGCCGAAGCGCTCGGCATCCCTTCGGCGTCGTACAATTTTTACGAACGGGCTGCGTATAAGAAGCCGACGCTGCCGCTGGATCTGACGCGGCGGATCGCTGCTATTCTTTCGGAACGAAACGTCGACCCGGCAGAGGTGATGAAACTCGCGGGGCTGAACGATACCGAAGCGGTTCCCGAGGCGCGTGAAATCGACGCCGCGAGGCCGCAGGTTCAGTTCTTCACGGTCCAGGCGGTAATGCCTAGTGAAGCCGCCCTCGCAGCGATGTTTGAAACGCTGCTTGCCTTGATTCCGGCGGAAGCAAGTCGGGCTGAAGCTGCGCGCATTCTCGCTCAGCGGCTTCCAACTGGCTTTGCAGCAATCGGACCCGGCGTTGTTGAGATACCGTCGGACGAAGAGCCTGAAGGCGTCTCGCTTCTTCCAACTCACGCCACAGGGCGTCGCGGGCCAGCACGGCCGTAGCGCATTTTACGCGGCAGTTCGGACAGGCAAATTCGCATACTGGCGTCAGTCGGAAGACCCTGTTGCTCACCTCGTTGTACCTAAGTTTGTTCTCTATTTGTTCGTTCATTGGCGGAACATGGCATTGGAGGAAAGGGGAAAATTTCAGACCGCGGAATTTTCCTTGTGGACACTAGGGTTACCTGCGCCTTACGTGAATGTACGGATATTTCGCACAGACACGAAGACGGGGGTAAGTGAACATGGATTTTGAAACCAGTATCGCCGAATTGCAGTCCCGGCTTCGTGAGCATCGTGAGGTCCTTGAGACAGAAGAAGCCGCGAAAACGACGCTGGTTTTGCCATTCCTGCGCTCGCTGGGGTTCGATGTCTTCAATCCGTCCGAGGTTAAAGCCGAATTCACGTGTGATGTTGGCACGAAGAAAGGCGAGAAGGTCGATTACGCGCTTTGCGTGGGTGGCGAGGTCACCGTCTTGGTCGAATGCAAGCCGGTTTCGAGCGAACTGTCTGTCAAACACGCGAGCCAGCTTTTCCGCTACTTTGCAGCAACCAATGCGCGCTTTGCATTGCTGACCAATGGCGTGATTTTCAAGTTCTTCACCGATTCCGATAAGCCGAACATGATGGACGAAGTGCCGTTCTTCACGTTCAATCTCGATGACTATCGCAAATCGGATCTTCGCAATCTTTCTGCATTCCAGAAAAGTGAGTTCGATGTTGAGCGGATCGTCGCGCAGGCCGGGTCCCTCAAGCTGCAATCGCAGGTGATGGCAGAATTGAAGAAGGAATTTGCGGAGCCTTCGGAAGAGTTTGTTCGCGTGATTGCCTCTCGGCTTCACGACGGCATGTTGACCAAGCCAGTTCGTGAAAAATACCAGGCAGCGATCACCCAGGCCATCGACGGCCTCATTCGCCAGCGTATCGACGAACGCTTGCAGAATGCGATGACGAGAAATGAGGAGCCGGAACCGGCATTCGAAGTGGCGGCAGCAGATCTAGAGGCTGTCGAAACGACACAAGTCGAGATCGATGGGTTCAACATCATTCGTGCTATTTGTTCAAAGGCGGTCGCCCCGGACCGGATCGTGATGCGCGATGCAAAATCGTACTGTGCAGTTCTGCTGGACGACAACAATCGGCGGACCATTGCACGCATGCACTTCAACAGTCAGACCGCGCGCTATCTCGGTGTCTTCACCGGAAAGGATGAAGAGCGTCGTTCGGTCACGGGGCCGGTCGATATCTATCAGCACGCCGATTCATTGTTGGCGCGGATCGCTGAATTGGACGGGGTGAAATGATCGCGCTGATTTTGGTTGTGGCTGCGTCTGCCCAGGTCGATGCTTGCTATGAGGCGGTTCATGGAGACCTTGTCTCGGCGGAGGCGATTTGCACCGTTTCCAAGGCGCCTGACGTGTTGTTTGATGAAGCGCCGGCAAGCGCCGCGAATGACTTATCGACGGCTTGCAAGGATGCATTGGCGGCGGGCGTGAACGCTGGAAAATTCGGTGCGCGCCTGCCTGCGCCCGCAAAACAAGGCTATGTGCGCGAGTTCGACAAGAAGCTTGCGGAATGCCGGAACCCAACGCCGAAACAGCGGGTCCCGACGCTCAAAACCACGAACTCGTGGGATTGATGTCGCTGGGCCGCGTGGGCAAATTCCGATCCTCATTAGGCTCGGTTGGGCCGATTGCGGAATGTCGGGTTAGGGTTCGCAGAATCGGTTAGCTGCCACTCACGATTATGGCGGACGTAGGTTCCGCCGAACCTGCTAGCGGCTCATCCAGCTATTGCCGTTAAGCCGCTCCCCGAGCCGCCCCAAACCTTCAGCGCTACGCCGGTTCATTTCCGCCGCCTTGTCATCAAATTCGTTCTGTTTGGTGTAGGCCGCGCCACCTTCATAATGCAGGAATGCCGTGACAGGCTTGTATTCCTTTTCGCAGACCGGGCATTGGCCAGCGTTATGTTTGATGTTCTGTTTTAGCTGAAGAATGCGGCCATCGGTTTCGTGGCACTTGGGGCAGATGGGATAGCCAATCGGCCTGCCCTCCTCATCGGCGATATATTCATAATCGCCAGGCCCTTTAACCAGCTTGGCCTTGGCTTCAAAAGTAGCCTTCAGCCGCTCAATCTCCTTGTCCTTTGCCGCCATATCCTCTTTGGCTTCAGCGAGTGCTAGCTTCGCGTCGGTCAGAGATTCGATGACTTCGGCAATTCTCGCCTTCAAGGTCGCTTCATCATAGGTCTTTTCGATGCCGCGAAGCGCCTTAGCGATGCCAAGCCCTTGGGTGACAGCCGCAATGCCGGAAGCAATATCCATAGGGTAGTCCACCTTTAGCTTCATTGTTATTCGTCATCGTGGTCCGCTAGTCGCTTCGACGCCTGTTCAATGCTCTCTTCAACAGCTTCTAAGAGCCGGTCGCAAGCTGCATCACATAGCCATGATATGTCTTCCGTCCATTTGCGATCATACCACTTTTTTTCAACCTGACTGCCTTCATCGTCGAAGCCAGACCAGTCCGTCCTAAGATGCTTTGTCGTATTCTCGAAAATATAGCAGCTAGTAAGGCTAGGGGCGCAACTGATAACGAGCCTAAGTTGGTCGAGTGATTTAAACTTGGGGGAAAATATCACCCGCATTTGTGCTCTTGGTATAGAGCAATTCAGTTTCAAGGTCGTAACTGGTTCATATTCATCGCCATACATCGCCCGAGATAGTGCAGACTCCCAAACAGGATAGCGCTTCTTCTTTTGTCCGATATAGGCGGTGACGAAATTATCGGGCCGCTTTTGCCCAGACAGGCACCGAACCATAAAAGCTTGTGCAGTGGGTTCGACATATTTCGAATGCTCTTCAACCAAAACATCAAAAAAGTCAGTGAACTCGTTGGAGTTAACTCGTTCGATTATCCCATCAAAAAGCTTGTCTATAAAGTCCTTTGCCATTTCGAGTGATGCAAATTTTTGCTCTGCGTCTTCAATAACCTTGAGCATGTTGGCGCGTGACGCAATAGCATCTTCTTCCGACTCTACTAGTTCGCCATCATCTTCATCGGATGACTCAATCCATTCCGCCTCAAACTTCAGCCGGAACGCCGCGAGCCTTGAGGCATCTTCAACGAACAATTCACGGCCAGTTCCTTGTGATACGAAATGTGGGGTTTGGTTGTCGTCTTCAAGAAACTCATCCCTGATGACCCCGATTATGTCCGTATAAAAAACATTTCCTTGGGTCTTCCTGAGAGCAGCCTTGCAGAAACTTTCGGTGAATTGGCTAAGAGGGCTTCCAGTTAGCGAAAACTGAGACTCAAGACAGGAGGAGATTTGAACAATATTGGACAGGTCTCCTTTATTTACCCCAATAAACGACTCGTCTGATTTTATCAAAGTAGTCCCTGAGTTGCAGGCATCAACCACCTTAACGACCGTGACCGGATCGCCGGACCTGAATAGAGTATGCAGCTCCGTTGTCGATAATCCGGTTTCGTTTGGCTTTGTTTTGTCGAAGTTTATGGCGCAGAAATAGAAATCTGATTGTCTTTGCACACCATGTCCAGAGAAATAGAATAGCAGCTCTTCTATGTCTTGGTGGGACTCAAGCGTTTCACGTATCGCAGACTTCATTGCATCCGCGTCAGCATTCACTACCGACTTGATGGTTTCATACTTCCCCGTAGCTTCAAGAAGCTCTGAGATTGCAGTCACATCGGCCTCGCAGCAATCAAGGTTGCCTAGGTTGTCGTATGTGGCATTGCCTATGACAATCGCGATGTTGGCCATATGTCTCATCTAGGTAAGTTGGTGCCTTGGCTTCTTACCTGAACCGATGTGCGGGCGCTATCGCTGGTTTGATTGCCCGGCATAGCGCACTATGACGCGGCGGGGCTGTAGCAGGCGACATGAGCAATCCCAACTCGCTAACGCCAAAGGCGTTGAAGGGGAATTTTGAAGTGTCGCCCCGGCACGCTAAGGCTGGCAAGTTCGATTCCGCATGACTCCGCGCAACTCGGTCAACCGCTATCAGGCTGAAGATAAGACCGGCTATTTGCGGCAAATAGTGCATTTTGCGCGATAAGAACGCGCCTTACCGCCGTGGAATATTCCAGCTATTTATCAATTACTTATGCCAAGTCAAAGACGGACTGTCGCTCCGCCAAACAGCGTCTTCTCTTTTCAGCTAAGTCCGCTTTGCGGGCGAGATTACGTGATCACCTACGTCTGAAACGGGCGCGAAGCGGTTGTTGGGGGCATGCCCACTCGGCCTAGATTACGACTTCTAGCGTCAGGCTCGTGGATAGACCGCCACGGCCGACCATTTGATGGTCGGCCGTGGCGATCAGCCATTGCGTCGCGTCAACATGCGGTCGAAAATCTGCGACCGTCACTTTGACGCCCGGGGCGAGCAAAGGGTTTCCGTGTGGCAGCGAAAGCTCGAGGTTGGCACTCGCCCGCTGAATACGCTTGTGTTCGGCTGCGCAGGCCGCCTTTGCATCGGCTTCGCTTCCATAGACGCGCTTGAGGCGCTTCCGGTTGGTTCCCCCGGTGCTGTGCGTCTTGCGCTTGCCTGCTTTATGATCGTGCCATTGCGCCTCCGCACCGTCCTGCGCCTTGTCGCGGGCGCAGCGCTTCCATGAATACCGGCTGCACTGGCTACGGTTGATGGTGGCCGTGGGCAACGCGGCGCCGGAGGCCGTCGTCGCAGCGCCAATTGGGGCAAAGATGAGGGCGCCGCCCTTTACCGTGGCGCTTGCGTCGTGTCGCCGCGCCAGGTCGCGGAGGAACTGCATATCGGACTTGTTGCCCTGCTCCCCCGCCGCCACCGTCTGACCAGACAAATCGGGATGGCACCGTGCGTTGAGGGCATGCCGCTTGGCGATTTCGGTCACAACCGCGCCGATAGTGGTTCCCGCCCAGACCCTGTTGCGCCGGGTGCGGAAAGAGTCCTTGAAATCGGCGCTGCGGGCGCGGATGCAGATCCGATCTGGCGGGCCTTCCCAACTGAGTTCGTCCACCGTGAATGCGCCCTTGTCGACCATTCCAGGCGTTACGCCGGTTCCGCGCAGCCACCCCATCTTGAGGCGCAGCGTTGAGCCCTGAGGTGGGGGTGTAAATTCGCCATCAGAATCGTGCACCGTGATTTCGAGCTCGTCCGCTTCCTCGCCCCGGCGCTCGGAAAGGCGCAGGGACAGTAGCCGAGGTTCGATGCTGTCTGTCAGGCTCTTGCCGTCCAGCGCCACATCCCATGCGGCGCGGGGCTGGACGTAGGCTTGCCCGGTGGTGACAACCTCTGCCATCACGCCACCCGCGAGAGTTCGATTGTGAACGAGGTTGCGCGTGCGCGGCCGTCGTCGATCAGATTGGCGGCGTCCTCGTCCAGCGAATCAATCGTGAAGGTGCCAAGGTTGTTGCCCAAGCCGTCGAGCAAGGGCAGGGCTTCGCCTTCGTCAGCCATTTGGGCCAGCGTTTCCAGCGACGAATAGGTGCCTGCCACTTCGGCCACGATGGTGCCCTTGAGTGTGATCTTGTCGTCGCCAGGGCCAGTGAACTGGCTGGCGGGACGTGCGCCGAAGCGCTCGGTCTTTTCGTTTCGCCAGTCGCGCTTGCGAGAGCGACCGTCAAAGGGGAGCGTGGTCGTATCGAAGACGAACATTCCAAGGGCGGCCAGCATCAGAAATCATCTCCATATCCGCGCCGGCCGTTCTGGCGCTGCCCTTCCTCGACCAACTTCGCCACACGGCGGGCAAATGCCTCGGAATCCTCGCCGGGCTTTTGGGCGATATGGAAGTGGTTCTCGATCTTTGCTGGCTGCGAAGCGGGGCGAACTGCTGCGGCGGCCGGAGCGAACGGGACGGCACCCGCTCCGGCCACAGCACTGGCCATGCGGCCGACTGCGCGCACGGGCCTGCCCTGGCCGCGTTCCAGCCCGATGCCCAGACCCTCGTTGATATGGCCGCCCATCTCCATGAACAGCCGCGACGGGCTCTTGATGCCGAAGTAGTTCTTGAAGGCGGTGACGCCGGATTTGGCGATGCCGATCAGGCGCGCGACCAGCAGCGCCGGATTGAGGGACGAGAGCAGACCGGTCATCATCATGGAACCGATCGATTTCATCCAGCCCGGCAGCGCGTTGAATTTGCCTTTCAACCATTCGAAACCGCTCATGAGAGCCGCCTTCACTGTGCCCCAGTGAGCATAGATCATATAGGCAGCAACCCCGATGGCGGCGACGGCGGCGGCGATCAGCAGCGGAACCGCGCCGACGGCAGCGATCACCGTACCGATCACCGAAGCGACGATGCCAAAGCCCGTGACAAGTCCGCCGATGATGGGAGCCAAAGTCGCAACGGCACCGGCAATTGCGGCAAAGCCGACGAGCAATGGCCCGATAACGGCAATCACGGCCCCGCCGATCACGATCCATCTGCGAGTTTCCGGTGAAAGGCCCGAAAAGGACTTGATGACGCCGGTAAATGCCTTGATCGCAGGCGTGAGGGCGGGAATCAGTTCGGTGCCAATGGTCAACGACATGTTCTGCCATGCGGTATCGGCCGCACGCAGTTGGTTTGCGGTCTGGTCGCTGGTTCGGAGCAAGTCGCCCTGCGCGTTCTTGGTCGATTCCATGATCAGGGACGCGCGCGCCATGATCTTCTGCTGCTCGGAGAACTCCTTGCCCACCGGCTTCAGGCCCATTTTCAGGGCCTGCGCCTTTACCGCGGCGTCGGTCATGAACACGCCGAAGTCGCGCAGCGGTTCGCTTTCGCCGGTCAGGCCGGATCGCAGCTTCTCCAGCGCGGCGCCGGGATCGACGTTGTAGAAGCTGGAGAGGTCCTGCGCGAGAACGGCGAACTGTTGGCTCATGGCGGCCGATTTGCTGGGATCGGCCATGTTGAAGAAGATGCCGAAGGTGTTCGCCGCGTCCATCATCTCCACCTTTGTGCGGTCGAGCGAGTTGCCAGTCTTTTCCGCCCAGGCATTCATCATGCCCGCCTGTTGCCCGAAGGTGACCCCGAAGGCGCTTTCCAGTTCCCCGGCATCCACGGCGGCCTGAAAGGCGGCGCGGCCGAAAGCGACCAGCGGCAGGGTGACTGCCGCCGATGCTGCCGCGCCCGCCTTGCCTGCGATCTCGGCCGTCTTGCCCGCGCGGGAACGGATCGTCTCCACGCGGCGCAGCTTGCCTTGCTGGATGTCGATTTCACGGTTGGTTTCGGCAATCGCGGCTTTCAGTTCACGCTCGGCCATGATCAGGCCGCCGTTCTGCGATCCACCCTTGGCCATGGTGCGATTGATGCGCGCGAGGTCCTTCTCCATGGCCCGCACTTCCTGCTGCATGCCGCGAATGGCCTCGGCGCCGCCCTTGCTGGTGCCGATGATGTTCTTGATGTTGTCCGAGACCTTGTCGATCCCGGTGAACTGAAACAGCAGGTTCAGCTTGTTGTCGGCCATGCGGCTATTCCACCCGGTTCATCGTGTTCCAGCGATCCACGGCGAGGCGGGACCACATGGCCAATTCTTCAAGGTCCATCGCCGCGAACTCGGAGAGCGGCCAATGGAAAACGGCTGCAACGTTGGCGATCTGCTCCTCGATCAGCCCCCAAGTGCCTTGACCATCGCGGCCTTCATCGCCGGGGGCATAAAAAAACCCTTCACGGCGCCCGCGAATTCCAGCAGGTCCTCGGTGTCGAGACCGGCGATGTCGCTCTCCATAAGGGTCGGCATGGTGATGCGCGGCAGGACGACGAAGAGCGTGTTCACGTCGGTGTTGAACAGTTCCTCAACCTTGAGATTGCGCAGTTCGCCCGCTTTCGGCTTGCGGAGCGTTACCTGGCGGATTTCGGTTTCGCCCCGCATGATCGGGCTCGAAAGCGTGATCGTGACGGTCTGGGGCTGGTTGTCGGCAGTGGGGGCAGCAGCATCGGCCATGGCGGGCTTCCTTGATCAGCAGCGGGCAGATGGAACCCCCTTCCGGCGCGCCCGCCAGAATTCGCCGGAAGGGGGGGAGATTGGGCCGCGTGTTGGGAGAGGTGCGGCCCGGAAAGGATCAATCGCCGATGATCGCGCGGATCTCGGCATAGCGATCCACGCCGAACACCACGAAGATGCCGGCCAGCAGGTCGATCTCGAGGATCACGGTGTTGTTGCGGATCAGCTTGTAGTAGGCGCAGGCCATCTTGTAGGTGGTCTCGGTATCGTCCCCCACCTTCTGGCTGCCGAAGTCCACCTCGGTGTACCGGCCGCGCGCGACCACTTCGACGTAGTCGACCACGCCCGTGCCCTGATTGCGATAGCCGCCGACGAAACGAAGCTGGGCGGCATCAACCGTGGTGGCGCCGAACTGCTGCAGCGGGGACAGGAACATGCCGCCCGCCTTGAATTCGAATTCGATCTTGTCGATGCCCTGGTCGATGATCACGGGGCCGAGCATGCCGCCGCCCCGGTATTCTTCCGTCTTGAGGGCCAGCTTGGGGATGGTCAGTTCGGGCACTTCGCCCTTCCAGCTATCGCCTTCGCCATAGCAATTCATGTCTACGAGTTTCGAGGGGAAGCCCATCGCGGTTCTCCTGTGTGTGCGGTGTCCGTACGCGGCGATCAGGCGGCCAGCTGGGCGGCGAGGTCGGCGTAATACTTGTCGGTGATGCGCTGGTTCAGCGTCAGGCCTTCCAGCGGCGCGGTCGGGGTGAAATCGTAGTCGATCACCAGCTTGCCGGCGGCGAGGGCCTCTGCCGGGTTCAGTTCCCCGTCGAACCACGCCTTGCCACCGATCAGGCGGCCTTGGGTGACAAGACGGCGGAACTTGGCGTTGATCGCCTCGAGGCAGTCCTTGATCAGCGCCTTGGTCAACGGGCGATCCTGCGCCCACACCAGCCCCAGGGCGATTTCGTCCTGCAGCATCTGCGACGTGCGCACGGCGGGTTCGAAGGCGAATAGCGGTTCGTCCGAGCAAGTGTCGTTGCCCCAATAGACGAACCCGCCTGAGGGCGAGCGGATCATGGTGACGATGTCGGAATCGTTCAGCGCCGCGACGTCAGTCGTTTCGTCCTGAATGTCGAAGAACAGGTCTTTCGAAATCCCGGTCACGCCGCTCACGGCCACGTTGCTGAGCGACTTGTGCCAGCCCGTTTCCTCATCGATCTGGGCGCGCAGGCCCAGCGCACGGGCCACGGCATCGCCTGAGAAGTCGTTCGACCAGTTGGGCCAGATCAGCGAGAGTTCGCGGGCGGCGAAATTCTCGCGATAGGTCTTGGCCTCGGCAATCGTATCCCCGATGCCTGCGGCGTAGACGCGGCCCCGCAGCTTCTTGGCCACGGTGGCAAAGGCGGTGGTCACGGCCTGGCTGTCCAGCCCTGGCGCACCCAGCACGCGCGGGCGATAACCGGTCTGCGCCTCGGCCGCGAGCAGGGCATACATGCCGGTGTAGAGACCGGCACTGCCGATCACGGCGGCGTCCTGCTCCGCTTCATCGTCCCCTTCGGCCACGCGGACCACGATCACGATGGGGCTGACCTGATCGTAGATCGCCTCCAGCGCGGGGCCGAGCGTGCCGGTGGTGCCGGTCTTGGCAAGGGCGCTGCGCAGGTCCGCGATCGGCGCGGGCTTGTTGAGCGGGAACAGGGCGGCGTCCGCATCGTCGGCCGTGGCGATCAGGCCGATCACGCCGCTGGCGAGCGTGGCAATGGTGCGGGTGCCGGTGAGCAGGATATTCGTCTTGATGCCGTGCATGGTGGCGGCTCCTATCGGGACAGGGGGATGGAAAGGCGGGTCAGGACGTTGCCCGCCACATCGGTGCGGTTGCCGGTGACGTTCATGACGGCTTGCCCGGCGGCGAGATCGCCTTCGAATGTCACCTGAGTGATGGCGATGCGAGGTTCCCACCGGGTAATGGCCAGTGTTACCGCCATTGCCGCCAGCAACAGGGTGGCCTTGTTTGACGGCCGGTCGATCAGATCGAACAGCAGGCATCCGTAATCGTGGAGCATCACCCGGCTGCCGATGGGCGTGGTGACGATGTCCGTGATGGACTGCACAAGGTGGTCATCGCCGGAAAGCGGTTTGCCCGAGGTGCTCATGCCGGTGAGGGAGGTCACGGTGCTGGCGCCCCAGACTGAGCGGTGCCGGCGGTGACGCCGATATGCTTGTGCCCCTTCAGGCTGACCGAACCGGCCAGAACGTCATCGCTGGCCGTGATCTTGCCGCTGACGTTCACGTCTCCGACGATGTCCACCCCGCCATCGGAGGCAAGGACGGTTGTCCCGCCCGAGGGAAGCTGGATCAGCAGTTCGGATGCATCGGGATCGTAGGAGATCATGGCTCCGTCCTTGAAGCGAATCAGGGCAACGGGTTCGTCAATCGGCGCCGGGTTTGCGTCGGACGGTATAGCGCCCACCACGATCCCGGCGCCGATCTCCCCGGCCGGGCAGATCACCAGGACCTGTTCGCCCACGCTGGGGGGAAGCCAGACGCGCGTTTCCCCCATGCGGGGGGCGGCCCATGGAAGCGGGGGCGATTCCACATCGTCATCCAGCATGACCGTGCAGCGGGCGGCAGCAAGGTCCACGGAGGCAACGGTGGCGTAGCGCGCCAGTGCGTCGGGATCGGTGGGAGCGTCTTCGGGCGTTCTCATGGGGCCACCATGGCGGACCCGAAAAACCAAGCTACACCCTGGGGTTGTGGCCCCTGCCGCCTACAACGCACGCGGGTAGCGATAAGGTCTGGCCCTGCCGATAGCTGAGGAATGGTTGGTTCCATCGCCTCATCCCCCGCCGTCGATCTTTCGACCGTGCCCGCCCCGGTGCTGGTGCCGCAGCCCTCCTATGCGGAGCGGCGCGCGGGAAAGATCGCGCGCCTTCAGGAACTGCACGAAGAGTTCACCGCTCTGGTGGCCAGCGATCCGGCAATCAAGCTGATCGATGCGGACAGCTATGACGAGCAGGTACTGGCGCAGGCCTGCAACGACATGGGCCAGGCGCTGCTGCTGGCGTTCGCCACCGGCAGCAACCTCGATCAATTGGGCGCGGGGAACGACGTTGCCCGTCTTGTGGTGACCCCCGCCACCGAAACGGCGGATGCCGTCATGGAGAGCGACACCGCTTTCCGGCAGCGCATCCAGCTTTCGCGCCATGCATTCTCGGTCGCCGGGCCGGAACTGGCCTATGTCTTCCACGCCCGCTCAGCCCATAGCGACATCGCCGACGCCTCTGCGGTTTCGAGTGCTCCCGGCGAAGTCGTGGTGACGGTGCTTTCCGGCAGCGGCACGGGCGTGCCCTCGGCAGACGTTCTGTCCGCCGTCGAAGCCGTGCTCACGGACAGCAGCGTGGTCCCCATGACCGATCTGGTCACGGTGCAGGCCGCACGGCCGTTCGAGTATGAGATCGTTGCGGAGATCTACCCTTTCGCCGGGCCGGATGCCGACCTGATCCTGTCGACGGCGCAGGAAAGCCTTGGCGCCTATCTCGAATCGACGCGCAAGCTGGGGCGCGATGTCGCGTGTTCGGCCCATATCGCCGCGCTGCACGTGGGCAATGTGCAGCGGGTGAAGCTGATTTCTCCGGCGGCGGATAAGGCGCTGGACCTGTCGCAGTACCCGCTGCCGACCGCGATTTCCGTCACCATCGGGGGCACGGAGTGGTGAAGACGCTGCTTCCCCACAACGCGAAGGCGGATGAGCGCGCGATGGAACAGGCGATGCAGGCCCGCATCGACCTGTCGAACATCGGCACCCTGAAGGACCCGCTTGCCTGTACCGCCAGCGTGCTGCCCTTCCTGGCATCGGAACTGGCCGTCAGCCATTGGGACACCGCGTGGAGCGAGGCCGAGAAGCGCCAGGCGGTCGCGGACGCCACCGCCTTCCACAAGATCAAGGGCACCCGCGCCGCCGTGGAAGAGGTGCTGGCGCGCCATCACGGGGCGCTGGATGTTGTCGTCTGGCACGAGGCCAATCCCCGGCGCAGCCCCTTCACCTTCGAAGTCCGTGCGCCTGCCGCCGCGATCCCGGCCAGCTTTCTCACGCAGGACCGGGCCGAGGCGATCATCCGCGACGTGGCGGCCGCCAAGTCGCTGCGTGACCATTTCGACTTCGTCCAGAACGTCGGCCTCACGTCCGGCATGTTCGTGGCGGCGGGCGGAAAGAGCGGCACCGCGCTGCGTGCCGACTATGCCGCCGCGCGCGATGACAGCCGCGACTGGTCGATCCTCCTGCAGACCGAGGACGGCGAGCCCATCGCCAATGGCGAGGCCGCCGATTTTCTGGAGACCGAGTGATGGCAGACTTCGTCCTTTCCCTGACGGACGCGGGGCTTGCCGCCGTGCGCGCCGCGTCGGGCACCAGCAAGACGGTGATCGCCACGCTGGGCCTGACCAACACGCCCTTTGTCCCGGCGCCGACGCTCACCGCGCTGCCGGGCCAGTTCAAGCAGATCGCGATCCTGTCCGGCGTGGCCCCGGCGCCCAACGTCATCCACCTGACCGCCTACGACCAGTCGGCCGAGGTGTGGGATGCGACCGGCTTCGGGCTGTTCCTAGACGATGGCACGCTGTTCGGGGCCTATAGTGGCGAGGAAACCGTGCTGAGCAAGGCCGGGCTGGCCTTTGCCCTCATGGCCTTCGACATCGCGATCAACGCCGACCTGGTCGCCAACATCGACTTTGGCGATACGAACTTCGTCTGGCCCCCCGCGACCGAGGAAACGCGCGGCATTGCCCGCCTGGCCACGCAGGGCGAGGTGGACGAGGGTGCCGAGGGCCAGACCATCGTCACCCCGCGCACGCTGGGCAATCGCCTTGCCGCCATGGCCGCCGCGATCAACGCGGCCATCACGGCCTCGGTGAACGCGCTCACCGCCTCCATCGCCGCGCTGACCGCCCGCAAGATCAGTGCCGGCGGCCTCGCAACTGGGGGCGGGGACCTGTCGGCCGACCGCACGATCACGGTGACCGAGGCGAGCGCCGCCGAGATCACGGCGGGCACCGCTGCCGACAAGGTGGTCACCCCGCGCCGCCTCGGCCCGATCTCCATGTCGCTCACGCAGAACGGCTATATCCGCTTCTTCGGGTTCCAGATGGCCTGGGGGCGCTTCAACGCCGCCGCGAACGACAGCACGGCGGTGGCATTCGCGCAGCCGTTTCCCACCGCGTGCTTTTCGGTGGTCGCCAGCGGCGGCGTGTCCGGCGGGCCGGATTCCAAGGACAACCCGCCGGTCGTGATCGCATCGACCATCACCAAGGACGGCTTTTCCGTCTTCAGCGCCGACGATTCCAACGACGTCACCTGCTTCATCGCGGTGGGCTGGTGATGCCCGCAAGGCTCCGCAACAAGGACGCTGCCTGACATGGCGAAAATCTCCCTTCTCCCTGACGCCCTCGATCTCGACGGCAGCGAACTGGTGCCCATCGTGCAGGGCGGCGCCACGCGGCAGGCCAGCTTCGGCGGTGCTGTTGCCACCCTGGCGCAGCCATTTGTCGTCCAGGCGCAGGCCGCCAGCGATCAGGCCGCCGACCTTGTCCGCGCGGAAAACACCTTCGTGGACGTTTCGCTTGCCGCCGCCGAGGCCGCCGTTGCGGATGGCACCTACTTCAAGCTGGTCGACAGCGCCGCCGGTACTGCGGAAATTCGCCTGCGGAACGCTGATGGTTCGGCGCTGGTCTATACCGAGATCACCCGGTCGGCGCTGGCATCCAACGGCGCCGACAAGGGGGCGTCGATGGTGGGCATGCAGGGTGGCGGCACCGCCGAACAGGGCCTGTCCGGCGCGCGCGGTCCCACGCTGGCCGAGGCTGTGTTGCTGACGATCCCGGCTGCTTTCACCGCCATCCAGTTGTCCGGCCACTCCGCGCCGGGGCTCGGCAAGTGCCTCTACCGCCGCGTTGCCGGGGAGCCGGGCCATGGTGGCAAGTTCCAGTCCGGCGACGGTGCATGGTGGGAACTGGCCGAGGAAGCGGTAACCCCGCAGATGTTCGGCGCTGCGGCCGATGACGGCAGCTTTGCAGGCACGAACGACCTTGCCGCCATCAAACTGGCCTTCAACGTCGCCTGCGCGCTGGGTGTGCCGCTGCGCATCAACCGCCCGCACTATGCCGTCGCAGCGGTCTACACCGATCCCATCGAGATCCCCGCGACCGGCGGCGTGATCGAGTTCGAAGGGCTGGGCCGCATCCGCTGGGGCAATTTCGGCCTTCCGCTGTTCTGGAATCAGGATGGCGTGGGCCGGATCGAGATCAGGAACGCGAACCTCATCGGCGATTACACGACGCCGCTGACGGTCAACAAACCGGCCTATGTCCAGCAGTTCTACAACGCGCTCGGGCGCGGCGCGGGCTACGGCTTCGGCAACAGCGTGACCGGCATGCTCTCCTTCCTCGGTTCAGCCGACGTCGAGGTCAGCAACCCCCGCTTCACGGCCCGGACGCTGGAGAACGACAAGCTCATCACCGTCTGCATCATGGCCGGTGAGGGCGCGAACGGTGCCAAGGGGGCGTTCAAGGTCACCGGGACCTCCACGTTCGACGGTATCCACTTCGGCATCCTCGCCTGGGCGTACAAGTCGCTCGATGTCGGGGACATCCTGGCAGACCACTGGGGCCAGCTTTCGGTTGCGGGTTATGCCGGGATCGCCACCCACGTGATCTACTGCTCGGTGCAGGGCGACGAGGACGTGCGTACGACGCTGGGCGACGTCTACGACCTTGGCACGGAAGTCGCCGGTATCGATTTCACGCTCGGCTCCTGCTCGGTCAAGTTCACCTCGCAGGGGCAGGCGATCCGGACGGGCAATCTCTATTCGCTGCGCGCTGCCGGCATCCTCGATATCAACGGCTCCAACTTCGATATCGCCTCCCTGTTCTGGAAGGGCGACAGCGCAGCCAAGCTGGGCGCGGGCAAGCCGATCCGCATCGGGCTCGGCCTTTATGACGGCTATGGCCGCACCGCGAATGGCGGCAAGTTCGGCAGCGTCTATCTGCATATCCCGGACGATCACAACAACACGGTGATCTTCTCGGAATACGGCTGCTACAACGTGAACTTCGGCAAGGTCACGATCCGGCACGACGGCACCTCGCAGCAGGCGGGCATCATCTCCGGTCCGTTCGGCAACTGCGACTTCGACGTCTATCTCGACATGCCGAACACGATCACGGCAGGCGCGCCGACGTTCATCAACATCCAGAACGGCGGGGACAACAACCGCGTCACCATGCGCACCAACAGCCCGCAGTTCAAAACGATGCGGGTCATCGAAAGCGACAAGGTCGGCTCCACCGGCAACACAGCGCTGATCACCGGCATCCTGACCGGCGAGGAACGCCGCCTGACGCCGGGCCACGAACTGGGCCTCTACCGGGTGGAAGCGCGTCTGGCGATGACGGCAGGCGCCACGCTGACTGCCGCCAACCTGATCCCGCGCGGCGCCAACGTGATCGCCCTGACCTCGACGATCTCGACGGCCGCAGGCACCTCGGCCGGGCTGACCGGATACAAGCTGGGCACGGCCGCCGACGATGATCTCTACGGCGTGCGGACCGGGGTGGGGGTGGGTGGCTACACCGGCAACGCGCAGTGGACCGCCGATGCTTCCGGCGTTCGCATCGCTGCCGAGAGCGTGATCGTGACCGCCGTGGGCGGCAATTTCGATGGCACGGGCGAGATCCTGATCGTCGCGAACTACTTCATCGGCGCTCCCTACACCGACCTGCTTTGACCCCCTCGAGAACGGTTGCTGCCCTTATGAAACTTGACGATTTCCTGCTCTGGCTGCTCTCGCTGTTCGGCGGCCTTGCCCTGTGCGGCGCGCGCCTGGGCTGGCTGCTGTTCGGCGTGGCGCCCGAGCCCCCGGCCGATCCCACCGCTTTCACGCTGTGGCGCCGCAAGCGGCAGTGGCTGGTCATTTCCGAACTCTCGGCCTTGCCCGCCTTCGCCACGATCTCGGTCCTGATCGGGCGCCTGCGCGAATGGCCGATGGAGGGGGTGATCCTGCTCTCCATGGTGCTGGGCGCGCTGGGCTTCGCCTTCTTCCTCGACGCGCTCCAGACCTTGGTGCGCAAGCGCATCGGCATGGCCGACGGCGCCCTGAAGGACGAAACGCCATGAGTTGGCCTTTCCTCGCGCTGATGCTGCTGTTCGCGGCGCTGTCGCTTTTCGCGCTGTGGCGCGCGTCCCGGCTGCACCGCCGTATCCTCGAGATCGACCCGCAGGCGCGCTGCCCGGCCACCCATCCGCTCGACTACCTCTCCCACCGAAAGGAAACCCGTCATGACTGACGCCCGCACGCTCAGCCCCGCAGGCGCCGCGCTGATCCACAAATGGGAAGGCTGCGGCAAGCAGCGCGCCGATGGCCGCTTCGATGCCTATCCCGATCCCGGCAGCAAGGACGGCAAGCCCTGGACCATCGGTTGGGGCTCCACCGGGCCGGACATCGCCAAGGGCACGATCTGGACGCAGGCGCAGTGCGATGCCCGGTTCGACCGCGATATCGCGCGCTTCGTCAACGAGGTGGCGCGGTTCATCGGCAGCACGCCGACCACGGCGAGCCAGTTCGATGCGCTGGTGTCCTTCCACTACAACACCGGGGCCATCGCCTCTTCGACGCTGGGCAAGCTGCATAAGGCGGGCAGGTTTGCCGATGCGCAGGCGCAGTTCGGCAAGTGGATCTACAACGACGGGAAGGTCATGGACGGCCTGAGGAAGCGCCGCGCGGACGAGGCTGCGCTTTACGGGGCCAAGTGATGGAAGCGCTTGCCATCGTGGGCGTCGCCAAGAAGGTGCTGCCCTGGGCGTGGGGTGCGATCAGGAAGCACTCGCGCCTCTTGCCCTACCTCGCCGCCGCCGCGCTTGTCTGGTGGCTCTGGAGCGGCAGGCAGGACGCCCTCCGGCAGCGGGACACGGCGCGCGCCGCGCTGGCCGCCGCCAAGGCCGCCACCGCCACCGAGATCGCGGCCCACCGCAAGACCAAGGACGATTACCGCGCCGCCCAGGCAGAGGCGGCCCGGCTCGATGCCGAACGGATCACGCGCGAGAAGGCGCGTCAGCAGGAGATCAACGATGCCGCTTCGAAGGACTATGCGGCGAGCCTTGCCGCTCTGCGCGCTCGCTATCAGCGCTTGCTCGACAGCGCCCGGGCCGGAAGCCCCACTGGCGGTGCGACCGGAAACGTCGCAGTGCCCGGCCTATCCGCTGCCCCCGGCGGAACTGCTGGTGCGGCCGACCTACGATTGGCTGGCGCCGCTGGAGAATGCCTCACGCCCGCCGAGCGGCTGATGGCGGCAGAGCAGGCGGCACAGCTCGATGCGCTGATCGGCGCGGTGATAAGTCAGTCGACAGTTACTGGCCGCTGACCGCCAAAACGGACCGCGTCACAAACCCAAAGGGGGCGTTCCAGCTATGGAGCGCCCTCTTTTCCCGTGCTTGGGCCTGTTACTTATGGGACCTGCTGACTGATACCTTCAGGCAGCCCAGACGTATGATGTCGCTCGGCGTTTCTGTTACGTGAATTTGGCCGTCCGGATGACCTGCCGAACACCAGATGGTGGTGTGTTTCGCTTTATCGTCGAGGTGGAACGAGGATGCCTGGTCCAAGTTCACCCAGATTGAACGCTTTGTCTTAACCTCGGTCAATTCAACCCAATTGCCTGTCATGGCACCCCCTTCGTCTAGACCTCCAGAATATGCGACACGGCGAGAAGCGTACAGGCGCAAATAGTTACCACGTTGCCCTGGACAAGCTCCAGCCGCGCCACGGCGGCGGTTGGAGAGGACACGGTGCTCCTATTTGCCAAGCATGTCGAAGACGATCTCGGCAATCAGGTCGAGGTCTTCGGGGGTGAAGCCGAGCAGGACGCGTTCGGGATACTTGGTGCGGACCGTCTTGCCGTTCTCGGTGTGGCCCACGAAGTCGGTCAGGCCGTACTGGTGGGCGCGGGCGGTGTGGGCGACGGACCCTTCGAAACCGACCGAGACACCGCTGGGCGTGGCGTTGATCTTGAACGATCGGCTCAGGCGCAGCTTGCGGAACATGCGGCCCTTTTTGATGCCGTCCTTTCTCGCCTTCAGGTTCCGCTTCTTGCGCGGCTGCATGGCCGATCCATCGGGCTGGATATTGGCGGCAATGCGCTTTGCGTTGGCCTTGCGCAGTTCCATGCCGATCTTGCGCGAGATCCGGCGGCGCCGGGCGGGGGACAGCTTTTCAAGCTCGCGGACGAGGAAAGCGTCCAGCTGCGCGAAACGGTCCGCCATTACGGGGCCACCTGAAACGGCATATCGTCGTCATGCGCCCAGATCGCGGTGAGCGGGCCTTCCTCGGCGCGCAGGGGCGTATCGTCCGGCAGCATGGGCACGGATTCGTCGATCACGGTGAGGACCGGCGCGCCGCCCGCCATGGCGACGGTGACGATCTCGGTCAGCGACAGCGTGATGCGGACATCGGACGTCTTGTCGTCGATGATGTTCGTTTCGAACGGGATCGGCGGGGCATCGCCGGCCAGCAGGTCCGGCTGCTGGTATCGCGCCCACTCGACGATGACGTAAAACAGCATCTCGGGGGCGCCCGTGAAGTTCTCTGCCACCACGATCAGTTCGTATTCCCAGGAAAAGCCGTGCTGCCGGTTGCCGGTGGCGCGGATGTTGCCGCGCTCCACCCACATGGCGAGCCGGTCCGGATCGCGGGCGGTTTCGGGAAGAAAGGCGGCGATGGCTTCGCGGAGCAGGCCGGGTTTCTTCATGGATCAATCCCAGGCGTTGATGGTGTCCAGCGCGACGGCGGCTGCGGCGGGCGGTTCGGGCAGCGTCACTGCGCGGCCTTCGGGCAGGATCGGGCCGAGCGCGGCAAGGCCGGGGTTCAGGGCATAGGCCTGCTCGACCACGCCGCCTTCGGTCGTGCCGAGGACGCGCCAGCAGATTTTGGCCAGCGTTTCGCCCTGCATGGCTTTGGTGATGGAGGTCATTGGGCAATGGCCCTCGCCACGACAGTGCCGATGAAGCCAACGATGAAGGCTAGAATGGGCAACTGATAGGAGAAGAGGACCGAAATTCTTGTCCGCCAGTTCCCGAGATGGATGCGTTTCCGACCCATCAGATCAGCTCCACGGCGGTGCGCGGCGTGCCGAGGATGTCGCGGATGGCGTGGGTGGCCATGCGCAGATACTCCTGCGCGGTCGTCGCCTCGGTGTCGGCGCGTGCCTGGCCGTCCTGCGTTGCCGTCAGGTCGCGGTGGGTCTCGGCCAGTTCGGCCGCCGCGTACATGCGGACGGCGCGGGTGTAGAGCAGCGTCAGGCGATGTTCGCCCGCCACCATGCGTTCGGGTTTCACATCGGCCAGCGATGCCGCGCCCTCCGCTTCGCACTCGCCGCGCCATTCGGCCAGTTCGCCTTCGACCGACAGCATGCCGCCCTGCACCGCGCCGAGCAGCCGCTCGGGCGTGACCATGGTGGTCAGGCGCAGGGCATCGCGCATGGCAGTGGCGTTGAAGTCTGGATACCAGCCATCGCCGGGCACCGTTATGTCAGCGGGGCGGGCAGGACCGGCAGAGAACGACATGGGCAGGGCTTCCTGAAAGGGGTGGGGGGTGAGGCTCAGAGCGCGGGTTGGGCTGTTGCCGTCCGCTTCTGTTCCGCCCCCCGGCGCGGGTGGCGCAGCTGGTTATGCGGGCGGGGAGGCGGGTGGACCAAGCTTCTTCAGTTCGGCCTCGTATGCCTGCCTGAGCTTCTTGGCGCCGCTGCCTTCATGCAGGGCGATGGCGCGGTCGAGGTGGCTGATCGCGGCGGCCAGCAGGGCGGGCTTGCCCCCGGCGACGGCCGATTCCGCGTTCGGGTCGAAAGCGTCGGCGCGGGCCTTGAAGGCAAGTCCAAGGGCCTTTTCCAGCTTGGCGCGGACCTGATCGAAGATATCGGCATCGCTGACCAGATCAGCCACGACGCCCAGCACATCGAAGGGCACGCTGCCGGGATCCTTGATGCCCGCTTCGGCCACTTCCTCGGCCACCAGCGTGGCCGGACTGCGGTTGTAGCGTTCGGGCAGTTCGATCCCGGCCAGCAGGACGTATTCGGCCAGCTTGAGCGCCAGCGGCCAGTCCTGGATGTCGATGGCCCAGATCATGATGGTCGAGACGATGTCGTCCTGGGTGCCGGCAGCGGCGTCTGCCGCGCCTTCCACCCATGGGCGATACTTCTCGATCATGGTGCGCTTGGCTTCGATCTTGCGTTCGGTGGACTGGATGTTGCGAAGGGTGCTCAGGTCAATGCCCAGCGCGGCGCGCAGCAACTCGTACTCGGTGGCGACCGGGCCGGTTTCGGGCATCGGGGCGGCGGTGCCGGTGGGAGGCACGGCGGCGGCGAGGCGCGAGGCCGCAGCGAGCTTGCGCTGATAGCTGGCCTGCGCGGGGGAAATCACTCTGGGCGGCATGGCGGGCGGCTCCTGTAAGGGGGAACCTGCCCCGCCCGGGGAGAGGAAAGAGCCGGGCGGGGCAGGGAAGGCGGTCAAGGGACCAACCGCCTTTTGTGACGGGGCGTCGATCAGGCGTCCTTGGCTTCGATGTTCTCGATCAAGCAGGCGTAATCGAGGTCCTCGATCACGTAGGCTTCGTTCGACGAGTTGTAGTCGGTGACCTGGTCGAGTTCCGGCTCGTCCTTCAGGAGGCGGCGCTGCTTGCCGTCCTGGAAGTAGATCGAGAGGTTGTCGAACCGGGTGATCAGGACCTTGCCGTTGGGGAAGCCCGGCACGCGCGCGGCGGGAAGGCCGCCGAGACGCTTGGTCGACATGATCAGGTCGCGGGCCAGCTGCTCGGTCGGCGCTTCATCCTGATTGATCAGGGGGAAGTACTTGTCGTGCAGCAGATCGCCGCCGGTGATGGCCACCAGTTCGGTGTCATCCTTCGCCCAGGCGGCGAGCAGGGTTTCCTTGGCGTCCCAGACCATCGCGTCCAGCGACGCGTAGTCGCCCGCCGCACCGTAGGTCACCTTCCCGGCGGTGGCGCCTTCGTCCATGACACGGGCCGCGTTTTCGAGGCGCATCTTCTGCAGCCAACCGATGTTGACGTCGGTCAGGAGCGGCGTGGTTTCCGGGTTGGTGGTGGCGTTGGCCGTCGCTGTCAGGCCGTTGAAGCCGATCAGGATGCGGTCGAGGGCGAAGCGCTTGAGGTTGTTGTCGCGCCAGAGCGTCTCGAATTCGGGGAATTTCGCCCACATGTCGATCTTGCCGTAGCGGATGGCGACGTCGAAGTTGGTCTGCACGCAGGCATAGCCGCGCTGGTCCATCGTGCTGGGATCGCGGCCCGCGCGGCGGGTGCCGCCTGCCGTGTTGGTGCGGCTTGCGATGGGGCTGCCGATGCCGAGGCCGAGCAGTTCGCCCGACATTTCGTCAACGGGGCTCATGTTGATCTGCGACAGGAAGGCGCTCGATTCCTGCACGCGCTGCTGCAGCTTCTGCTGGACGGACGGCGCGACCGAGAACTTGCGGGCCTGTGCGGTGGCCGCCGACACGCCGTTCAGCGCGGCGATGTTCTCGACCATCGCGTTGAACTTGGCGAGGGTTTCATTCTTCATGGGTATTGTCCTTGGAAGGGGAGAGGCAGGCGGCGCGGCGGCGTTGCGGGATCAGCAGTCGGTGCGGACGGCGTTGGTGAGGCCGCCGGTCGCGGGATCGCGGCGGGTGAACTGACCGCTCGGCTCGTTCTCCAGCGAGGTGCGCAGCCCCGCGAGATCGGCGGTCAGCCTGGTGATCTGCGCTGCGGTTTCCTTCGACGAAGCCTCGAAGGCGCTGGTCAACTGACCGACCAGTACGCCGAACGCGGCCAGCGCGCCGTCTGCCTGCGGTGCGGCCGGTGCCGGGGGATCGCCTGCGGGTTCCTGCTGGGTCTGCGGCTGCTGGGAAGCTGACGAATTGCCGGTGAACTGGGCGAGCATGCCCTTGATGGTGGCAAAGATGCCGGTGGGATCGGGATTGACCTCTTCCGCGCCGAAAACCTCCTGCGGGATTTCGTAGGCCTGGCACAGCAGGTTGTCGGCGGAGAGCTTGCGGTTGGAGTAGAAGCCCGGCGTCCGCGCCGCGAATTCCAGCGCCTCGGTGCCGAAGGAGGCCGGGCTGTCGGTGGCCGCCATGCCGGCGAGGTATGCCTTGCCGGTGCCACGGCAGTTCTGGCCGATTTCGATGGACGAGAAGATCTTCTGCTTCTTCTTGTTGATCTCGACGAAGGCGGGGAGGGGCGCGATCGCGGCCGAAAGGGCCATGACCTTCTGGGTCACGCTTCCGACCGGCAATTCGATTTCCTCGGCCTTCACGGCAACGACATCGCCCAGCATGTCGAACGAGCCGCCGGGGATGATCGCGCGGAAGTGCTCAAGATTGATGCGCACCCCGTAGAGTTCGGGATTGAACGTTTCGGCGCAGTCGAGAATGTCCTGCCGCGAAATCTTGCGGCCATCGGTGGTGTCGCCTTCCACGGCCACACGGAAATAGCGAAGTTCTGCCATCGGTTAGCTCCGGTCCTTCGGGTGCGCGGCCGGGTCTGGCCGAACTGATTGAGCCCAAAGGACAGGGTTGGAGGCCTCTTCGCAACGCGGGCGCGTTGTGGCTGCGAGGGTCCACAACGCTACCCCGGCGAACCCGATGAAATTCACCCGTAGCGTGGCCCCATGGCGACCAAATCGGCAGCAAAGAAACCCCGGCAGGACGCGGCGGCGGGCGGTGATGAACCGTCCGGCGAGCGCCCGGCCGTGGGCGCGGTGCCCGCGATTGTCGCCCAGCGCACCAAGGCGCGGTCCTTCTTCTGGCGGGGCTGGACGATCCAGCAGATCGCGGAGGAAATGGAGCTGCCTTACGCCACGGTCTATTCGTGGAAGGTTCGCCACAAGTGGGAGGAAGCCCCCGCGATCCAGCGCGCCGAGGAAGGCACGCTGGAACGCTACCTGACGCTGCTGGCCAAGGACAACAAGACCGGCGGCGACTTCAAGGAAATCGACCTGATCGGCCGCCAGTTCGAACGTCTGGCGCGCGTCGCCCGGTACGCCGATGGCGGCAACGAGGCCGATCTCAACCCGTCCCGCTCAAACGGGGCCAAGGCGACGAACGCCAAGAAGGAAAAGACCAAGAACCTGATCACGGGCGAGATGCTGGCGAAGCTTCGCGCGGACCTTGAGGACGGCCTGTTTGGCCATCAGTCGATCTGGCTGACCTCGACCTCCATGCGCACCCGCATGATCCTGAAATCGCGCCAGATCGGCGCGACCTGGTATTTCGCGCGGGAACGCCTGCTGGTGGCGCTGGAGACTGGCAAGAACCAGATCTTCATTTCCGCATCGCGCGCCCAGGCGAACATCTTCCGCAACTACATCGTGCAGTGGGTGCAGAAGGTCTGCGGCATTGCGCTGTCCGGCGATCCCATGGTGATCCAGCGCGGCGAGGGCCAGGGCGGCGAGCCGCAGGAAGCAGTGACGCTCTACTTCCTCGGCACCAACTACCGCACCGCGCAGGGCTATACCGGCGACGTCATCATTGACGAGTGCTTCTGGATTTACGGTTTCGAGGAACTGTTCAAGGTCGCCAGCGCCATCGCGACGCATAAGCAGTTCACGCGCACGCTGTTCTCCACGCCCAGCACGCTCGCCCACGAAGCCTATCCCATGTGGACGGGCGAGCGCGTCAACAAGCGCAGGGCGAAGGCCGACCGGCTGAAGATCGATATCGGGCATGCGACGCTCAAGGCAGGATCGCTGGGCGCCGATGGCATCTGGCGTCAGATCGTCACCGTGTTCGACGCCATCGACGGTGGGTTCGATCTGGTTGACCTGGCTGAACTGCAGCTTGAGTACGCGGCCGACGAATTCGATAACCTGTTCCGCTGCATCTTCCTCGACGACAGCCAGTCGATGTTCCCGTTCCAGATCATGCGCCGCTGCATGGTCGATAGCTGGGACGCCTGGCACAAGGATTATCAGCCCTATGCCCTGCGCCCCTACGCGGGCGAAGTGTGGCTGGGCTATGACCCCAACGCCAGCGAGAGCGGCACGGGCGACGATGCGGCGCTGGTGGCGATCGCTGCGCCCACCACGCCCGGCGGCAAGTTCCGCATCCTCGAAAAGCAGCGCCTGAAGGGCCTCGATTTCGTCGGCCAGGCGGAAGCGATCAAGGCCATGACCCGCAAGTACAACGTCACGAAGATCGGCATCGACGTGACCGGCGCCGGCAAGGCCGTGCACCAGCTTGTCGTGAAGTGGTTCCCCGACGCGCTGCCGATCACCTATTCGGTGCAGACCAAGACGGCGATGGTCCTGAAGGCCAAGAACGTCATCAGCAACGGGCGCCTCGAATTCGACGCCGGGTGGCTGGACATGATGGCCGCCTTCATGGCGATCCGCCCGGAAATCACCAAGGGCGGCACCCAGGTCACTTACGTCGCGAGCCGCGCCGGGGGCGTCGGCCACGCCGACCTCGCCTGGGCAACGATGCACGCCCTGTTCTTCGAACCCCTCGACATCATGGAAACCGACGAGGGCGAATCCACGCTGGAGATTTTTGCATGAATAGACGGCGCAATCACCGGCGGCCGACGCGCCAGCACTCGCCGGCTCAGGCCAACGCTCCAGAGACCGTGGGCGACGGCGAAGACACCGCCATGTTCAGTTTCGGCACGCCCGAGAGCGTCATCGACCGGCGCGAAATCTTCGACCTGTTCGAAGTGGCGCACAATGGGCGCTGGTACGAGCCGCCGATCTCGCTCGCCGGCCTCGGCCGTGCCTATCGCATGGCCCCCCATCATCAATCCGCGATCCTGCTCAAGCGCAACCTGCTGGCGGCAAGTTTCGTGCCCGGTACGCTGTTCCCGAAGGCCGAATTTGCGCGGTGGGCGCTGGACTGGCTGACCATGGGCAATGCTTATCTGGAGCGGGTGAACAGCCGCCTCGGACGACCGGCGGCGCTGCGCTGCTCGCCTGCCGCCTACACGCGCGTCGGGCTCTTGCCCGATCAGTTCTTCTGGGCGCCGCGCAGCTACGCGATCTCCGACGCGGTGGAATACCCGGCCGGGGCCGTCCATCACCTTTCCGAGCCGGACCCCATGCAGGAAATCTACGGCATGCCCGAGTACCTCTCGGCGCTGCAATCCGGCCTGCTGAACGAGAGCGCCACCCTGTTCCGCCGCAAGTACTATCTGAACGGTTCGCACGCCGGGTACATCCTGTGCATCACCGATGAGAACCTGAGCGAGAAGGACAGCAAGGCGATCCGGCAGGCGATGCGGGATTCGAAGGGGCCGGGCAATTTCCGCAACTTCTTCCTCCATCTGCCGAAGGGGAAGGAGAACAGCGTCAAGGTCATCCCCATTGCCAGCGTCGGCGCCAACGACGAGTTCCTGAACATCAAGAACGTCACGGCCGAGGATCTGCTGGCGGCGCACCGCGTGCCGCCGCAGCTGATCGGCATGGTCCCGAAGGGGACGAGCGGCTTCGGCAACGTCAACGACGCGGCGGCCATGTTCTACGAAATGGAAATCGTGCCGATCCAGTCGCGCATGCTGGAAGTGAACGACTGGCTGGGCGTGGAAGCGGTGCGCTTCGAGCGCCCGGCGATGGCGCTGCCGAGGACTGCCGCCTGAGGATTCCTCCCGCCGATGAGGCGGGGGACTTGGGCGTTGGACCGCCTTTGTCCGACGAATGCCAGTTCGTCATGATCCCACTCGGTCCCGCCATGGGGCCATCCCGCCTACCGACTCGGTTCGGGAACGAATAAGGAACAAAAACAATGCTGTCGAGCCCCCTCTCTTCGTTCGAGCGGGTAGACCCGGTGCGCCCGCTGGCGCCCTACATCGGAGGCAAGCGCGCGCTGGCAAAGCGCCTGGTCTCGCTGATCAACTCCATCGAACACGTCACCTATGCCGAGGTTTTCGTGGGAATGGGCGGCGTGTTCCTGCGCCGCGACCAGAAGCCCAAGGCCGAGGTCATCAACGACTGGTCGGAGGACGTGGCGACGTTCTTCCGCGTGATCCAGCACCACTACCTCGCCTTCCTTGACATGCTGCGCTGGCAGATCACGAGCCGCGCCGGCTTCGAAAAGCTGCTGGCGCTGGAGCCTAGCTCGCTGACGGACATGCAGCGGGCCGCCCGGTTCCTCTATCTCCAGCGCCTGGCGTTCGGCGGAAAGGTGCGGGGCAAGTCGTTCGGCGTGATCGTCGATCGCGGGGCGCGGTTCGATGTGACGAAGCTGGCGCCGATGATCGAGGCGGTGCACGAGCGGCTCGCGGGCGTCGTGATCGAGCGTTTGCCCTGGCCGGACTTCATCGCGCGCTATGACCGGCCGGGGACGCTGTTCTATCTCGATCCGCCCTACTACGGCAGCGAGGGCGACTATGGCCGCGACATGTTCGACCGCAGCCAGTTCGAACACATGGCGCAGCAGCTACGCGGCGTGCGCGGGCGGTTCATCGTGTCGCTCAACGATCATCCCGAGGTGCGCCGCATCTTTGCCGGGTTCGATTTCCGGGAAGAGAAGCTGGCCTATACGGTGGGCGGTGGGGCTAAGGCCAAGACGGTGGGCGAGGTCATCATCACCAACTGATGGATCTGGGCTGCGCACCGCATGGTGCGCAGCTATTACCACCCACGACAGCGACGCGCCCTTGTCGGCCCTCCAGCTGGGAAATTAGTGCGCCGATGAGCGGAAATTCTCTTTATGACCGGGACTGGAGACAAACCCCGAACCGGAGCGCCGATAATCTGACCTAAAAATGCCTCTGTAACGAATGCGAGGCTTCCGTTACGTGTGATCGCTAACTTGATCACACTGAAATGAATTCGAGGGACTATGCTGCCGACCGTATTTCTGTCGCTTTCTGGCATCGACGTAAATTTCGTCGGCAACGTCGAGCGCAACATTCCGCCAGGAATGGCATATTTCTATCCAAAGAGCTTTGAGAACGGCGAGAACCTCATCTCGGCGATGGAAGAACGGGTGGCAGAGAGCCGCATATTCGTACTTTTCGCATCGCGCGCATCAGTCGATTCCGTTTGGGTTCAATTTGAGATCGAGCGCGCGCGTCTCAATAAAATCCAGAACCCGGGGTTCCGATGTTTTGTCTTCCCTGTTGAGCCCGGTGTTGACCGAGCCAAGCTCCCCGCATGGATGCGCGAGGCATGGATTTCGTCGGCCGGCCACACCGCCAAAGATATCGCCCGTTATCTACGTGGTGTGCTGGCGAGCATGGCGGAGCTTAGCGGGACGATCCTACCGCCACTCGGGCGCGGCGGCCTTATCGACAAAGCACGCCGTGAGTATCAGAATGCCACGTTCACTAACAAGGTCGCTCCAGGCCTGTTCCTGTTCGCCGGCCACGCCGGCATTGGCCGCCGAACGGTCAAACGTCTTCTCATTCCGACACTTTTCCCAACACGGCCTGAGATGAACTACGGACCGGAGTTTGAACTTCCGCCCCATGCCGACCTCAGCGACATCTACCGCGCCGTTCGACAGGAGTTGGAAGACCACTTTTCGATTAAAGAATTCGAAAGAGCCTTGGCCGTTTTCAATGATGCGTCGATCGACGAGCAGGTCGACGAAATCCTTCGGTCGATGTGTCACTTCGCTGACCTTGGTCAGACGGTGACGATAGCCATTGGCCTCAGCCTGTACGAGGATCGCGGCGAACTTAAGCCTTGGGCCGCTGCGCTGTTGAGTGCTGCCGCGCGGTTTGACCAACTCAAGCTATGTCTGATCTCTGCGCGCCAGCTGAAATTCAAAGACCTGCGACCGCTGAAGAATGTCCAACAGGTGGACGTCGAACAGCTCGAGGCGCCCGACGTTCGGACTCTAATCTTGGAGACAATACCGGTTTTCGGAGGAGCACCTGCTCTGCCAAACGACACGGTGATCCAGTCAATCGGAGGGCATCCAACCGTAGCGCGTACCGTCGCCCGCCTCATTGCCCATGGTGGCCCGGTGGTCGTCGACAGCGACCCAAAGCAAATCCATGATATTCAGGAAGAGATCCTAGCAGAAAGCCTCAGCTTTGATCGCCTGACGCCGGTCGAGCGTGACATTCTCTCGATTCTGAGCTGGGTTCCTCAGCTTAATGGACGAATGATGGCCGACATCATCCAAGACCATCACGGCATCAAGCAAGAGGAAATGGTTGAAACGATCGAGTTTTTGATTGCCGGCTGCCTCATGCAGATCAGCGGTTCCAACTACCTTATCTCCGCGCCGATCCGAGGGATGTTTCGCCGGAAGCATGGTTACGGAAGCATCGAACTTCGCACCGTCTTCGCGCGCTTCCTGAAGGCTGAATGGGCCGCCGCCGTCGAAAATGACGAACTGAGAGCCGAATTGTTCGACGCTTTTGTCTACATGACCGCACTGGAGGGAGGCACACTCCCCAAGGAATTCAAGGGCCTTCTCTTGCCCTCGACCCTGCAAGACCTCGTTCGTGACGCCTATGATCGACGTCATATCGACGATCACGCTCTTGATCGAGTCGTGGCATGGGGAATGCCCGCTATCGACATGAAAATGGACGAGAATACCCGAGAGGAGATTCTGTCTTACCTGCTGCGCGCGCTGGTCCGGCTTGGCTCTCCCGATGCCAACCGAGTGCTCGGTTTCATTAAGGACAGTGGTTTCCGATCAGCTGCCTATCTTGAGGCGTTTCAAATTCGCTTATCTAGTGGCGATTTGAATGACGCTGTTTTGCGGCTTCGCGAAGCACGCAAGATCGGCAAATATATGAACAGCGTGATCGCCGATCTCGCCATTTGCCTCAAACTCCTCGGGCGGTGGACCGATTTAGATACGCTTCTGCAAGAGGAGGTCCGCAGGGTTGATCGTAATCCTGTTCTTCTGGACATCAAAATTGGAATTCTCGTTGCCGCAGGCGAATTTCCAGAGGCCGAGCGTGAAATTGGACGGCTTCGTGCGATGCCGTTCGATGACGGGCGAGCGGACTCGCGCGAGGCGACTATCCTGATGAACCGTGATCGTGATTTCGAAGGCGCATATAAACTGCTGACTGCTGTGCTGAACCGTCAAACACGCGGAGCGCTGGGGGTTCGCCGGCTTCGTGCTTTGGCTGCGGCCCGCGGTAAGCGCTACGAGGAGGCGCGGCGGGACGCGACCCATTTGCGTCCTAGGCAGGGCGGCGAAGACGCCTATCAGCGTATCGAAGCCGAAATCATGCTCACGCAGAAGGACTATGATGGTGCAGAGGCTGCACGGCGAAAGGTCCGTTCTGAAACGGTGCAGGATCGCTTGCTCGGCGCTCGCATTCTCGAGGCCAAGGGGCTCGATATCCAGACTCCCTTCGACCAACGTCAATCGCTTCTCAATGAAGCGGCTACGATTCGGCAGGCGAATCGATCCGTCGACGAGTATGATTTCGATTGACGCTTTTGGCTCTGAGATGGCGGGTTGTGGTGATGGCAGTCGTTCTAGCGCGGGCTTTGAAACGTCTTGAGTTGGTTGGCAGCTGACGTGACGCCGCGTAAGCGTTGCACCCCCCGCTCCAACCCGACAGTCGCCTACCGGCCCCGACCCGTCATCCATAATCCCTGGCACCTCAGTATTCGCTCTCTGAGACAGGCGGCGGCAAAATCGTTCCGCCAGATTTCCAGAGCACCCCAGTCGCTTGAACACGCATGCGATCTGCCGGAAGGGGGCGGTCGAAGCGGAACAGTTCGTCCAATGGGGCGTGCAGCCACGTGTCCCACTCTGCCTCATCGAGAATGACGGGGGAGCGGTCATGGATCGCGGCGAGTTCCGGCGCGTTTTCGGTCATGACGCCCGTGTAGCACGTGCCCCACTCGTCGCTGTCTCGCCACAGGCCGGCCCAGGCGAATGCCGGGCTGTCCTTCACCGACAGCCATGTCGTTGTCATCGACCCGGCCGGGCCAACCGCCTCGGCGTATGCCGCTGCGGGAATGAGGCAGCGCTGCGCGGGAAAAAGCGCCCACTGTTTCCAGAAGCCGTTCAGCTTGTCGAACCGGGCATTGTTGACCGGCTTGGGCTTCAGCGGTTGTCCGGCCTTGCCGCGCAGGTAGACCGGGAAGCCCCATGTCATCTGCTCGAGCACGCGCTCGCCGTCGACCAGGCGCACCACCCAGCCCGGCTCGCGCGGGTGAACAATCGCGGGCCCCTCGTTGAACTCGCGCAACTGGCGCGCGCCGAAGAGGCTCTTGATGAGTTGGCGGTCGCCCGGTGTGTATCGGTTGCACATGCAGGGAAGCTGCTGCGTTCCGCAGTCTGATTCAAGATCAGGCGCATACCGCCGTGCCAGGCGCCCCATCTGCACCGGATCGAGCGGCTCCACGCCCAGGCGATAGGCCCACGCGGCCACGGCACTGGCGAGGCTGGTGGTGTGGACATAGGTCGCGCCGCTGTCGAATTGGTGGAACGTGGACTGATAGGCGAGGTCTTCCCAAAACGATGCCGCCTGCCACCGCTCCGCAACGCCGCGCTGGACCAGCAGTTCCAGCGCGAGGCGGTGCCCCCATGTCCGCTCTACGTCGCCGCCGTGTGCGCGTGCCGCCGCATCTTCAAGGACATGGAGCGCAAGGCGCGAGAGGCGGTCGATTCGCATGATGAGGGAATAGAACATAGCACGAACATGCGGCAAGGGTGCCTGCGGCCGCCGCCCCATGGTGGTCGAGAGGCCCGCCCCACGCGCGCGGCGCGCCCTGCCTCTCGGTTGAAACATTATTACGTCTAGGCGCAACGGATCGGCCTTACGCTGACCCCGCGCGCCGCACTTGCCCCCACGCCTCGCCTGCTCGCTCTCTGGGCGGATTTTTCGCATGGTCGGGGGCGGTTCTGCACCCCTGAAAGGGCGGTTTTGGCCGGTGTCTGGCCGGGCAGGGCGCTTCGTGCATCATTTTGCGCCTTTTTGCACGAGCCATCCTGTTACGCGCCGTTTCAGTATGCCATTCACGGTGCACCATTTTCGGCGGGCGTGAGGGATAAATGGACAAGGCATTTGAAAGCGAAATTCTTGAGATTGCGGCACGTTACCGCGCGCAGGCGGCGGAATTTCCTACTTTGTATCCGCCGCGCGCGGACGATTTGGGCCAGCATATCCGTATCCGGCGGGAAGTGCCGCTTGAGTGGATCGCGATGGCTGAAATCTTGGAAAAGGCCCGCCCTTTGCCAGAGCCTGCAGCTTTGAGGCGCGTGCTTGCGTCATTCGATTATGGGGTCGGTGAGATCGCGGAAGACCTTTGTCGTCGTTACGACGAGCTTTCCGATTTCTTGACCGACTAAGCCGCAAAAACTCGCTGCCGCGCTTGGCACGCCCTTTGCTCTTGCCCCCCCTGGACACCCCGGGGCGGCGCAGCCGCCCCCGCGCGCCTTCTCCGTTGGCGCTCCGCTGATTGCGGGAATTACCTTCTAGGCATGGGGGCAATGCAAACTTGACGCCTAAGGGCGCCCCAAGCGCACTTAGTCCTTTCTATCTGGTTCTGTAGGTGGGGAATGAAGCGGCATTTCCATACTTTCAGAGGCAAATGAAAGGATGCCGAGGCGGGCGTTGTAGGCCGCCTGTGCGGCTGCATCGCCGGGATGACGGATCGCGGCCCACTGGTCGGTCGGAATGTCGCCCATGAGGTCCGTCTCCGCGCGCACGAAGGCGGCTTCCCCGACCTTGGCGTCGCGTTCCTTCCCGCGCCGCAGGAAGTCGGCCGCGCCGGTCAGGGTCTTGCCCAGGCGGTCTGCCAGACGCTGCACGCGGTTGGGCACCTTGCCCGATCCGGAGCGCTCCGGGTGCGATGCGAGCGTCACCCCGCGCCGCTTCAGGATTTGCCGCATCGTCATCTGAATCGGGCTTGGGAGGCGCGTGATCTCGAAAAAGTACGCGTTGGGCGCGGCCTTGGTCGGCTGCTTTTTGTTGTCTGTCGGCTCGCACCGGCGCACCCAATCGATCAACCCAAGGTCGCGCAGGATGTTGAGGTGGCGATATACGGTGTCGCGGCCGCATTCGGCCGCACCGGCGATCATCTCATACGTTGCGATGCATTCGCCCGTTTTGAAATTGGTGAAGCCAAGCACGGCATCAAGCGTGTTGAGGACGTTCCACTTCAGAACCCGCCGCCTTTGGGGGGCAGCGCCCGGAGTGGCGGGGGCCTTCGACGAGGCTGCCCGATCTGCGGCAAAAGCGATGCGCGCGTCTTCGTTGGCGTGCTTGAACCACTTTTTCGCCACCTCGACGATCGTGGCTAGCACGATTTTTCCCTGCCGCGCGCTGCCGTCACCAAGGATGCGGCCGACCTGTGCGCGCGAATCGTTGACGTCAAAGGTCCGGCGCCAGAAGCGGACGCGGGCTTCCGAGGTCGGGATGCTGGCGGCACCGGCCAGCAGATTGCCAAACGAGACCGCGTTCATCACGCGGCCTCCGCTTGGGTGGTCAGCCTGCCGCTGTGGCGCGATCCTTGGCTCGCCACGGCCGGTGCGCCGGCAGCAGCAAGTGCGGCTCGGCCGCGCCCTGCATCAGCAGGTCGGCCCAGATCTGCGCCAGCTTCCGCCGCCGGGGCAGGTACATGGCGCGGTTGTAGATAGGTTCGACGCCCTGCTGCGCGTGCGCGAGCATCAGATCGATGATCGCGCGGTCGCGTTCCTGATCCTCCATCGCCGCGCGTTCGTTCATGATGGTCGAGAAGGTCGAGCGCCAACCATGGGGCACGTGTACCCCCCGATACCCCGCGAGCCGGTACACCTTGCTCAAGGTGCTGTCGCTGATCGGCTTCGTCCAGGCGCCGGGGCCGGGGAAGAGCCAGCTTGGCCCGTCCCGCGACTGGCAAGCCAGGCTTTCCGAGATCGCCGCCTTCGCGACGTCCGCCGCTTGCCGGGACAACGGAATGACGAATTCCCACGTGATGTCGCGCTTCTGCGACCGCGTGAGCTTCATTTTCTCGGCCGGGATGCGCCAGACCGGGTTCGCACCGTCCAGCCCCTCGAATTCCTGCCGCTCGGCCAGGCGAACGACGCCCGGCCGCGCTGCCGTCAGCGCCAGCAGGCGCGAGGCCAGCACCGTTGACCAGTGCGACCCGGGCAAGTCCTCGACGTCCTTCAGGAGCTGCCGCGCGAATTCGACCTTGAGCGCGGCAGGGCGCAGCTTCGGGTCGGTGGGCAAAAGCGCCTTCTGGATGATCGCGGCCGGATCGGTCTCGGCCAGGCCCGAGGCAATCGCCCAGACGAACACTTCCGAGACGTGGTTGCGCACGCGGTGTGCCACGTCGTGCGAGCCGCGCTTCTCGATCCTGCGCACCATGTCCAGAACGACCGGTGGCGTGATGCCGCGTATCGGCTGCTTCCCGATCACCGGGAACACGTGCAGTTCCAAACGGCCGAGGATCGCTGCCGCGTACCGCGCGTTCAGCGTCTTGGCCTTGGCCTCGTGCCAGGCACGCGCGATTCGCTCGAAATTGTCGAAAGCATCGGCCAGCGCCTGAATCTTGCGGGCTTGCTTCTCGGCCGAGGGATCGATCCCGTCGCGAAGCTGTGCCTGCGCCTTGTCGCGGGCGATCCGCGCGGCGCTGAGCGTCACTTCTGGGTAGGCCCCGATCGAGAGCGTCTTCTCTTTCCCGGCGAATCGATATTTGAGCCGCCAGAGCTTGGAGCCCGACTTGCGCACGAGCAGATACAGCCCTCTGTCGTCGGTCAGCTTGCGGTCTTTCTCGCCCGGAATCGCCTTCCGGCAGGCAGTGTCGGTTAGCAA